AGATGGTAGAGATTTAAACTACTATCTTGAAATGACTAAAGACTATAAGCCTGATTTTGATTTCTCAATAAAACAAATCGATGGTTATAATATAATCGATGATGGAGAATTTCAATATGGAAGCAAAGCAAAAATGGGTGACTTCATGATCAGTCAAGTAAAAGAAGACACATTAGTTTATGTTGCACCAAGAACAGGCTACGCCCCGTATTCATTAACATATCTTGCAAAGAAGTATAATAAAAAACTTGTATTACTTATGCCAGCATCTAAAGAAGCTTCTGAACATCAATTACGTGTTATTGAAGATGGGGCTACGCCAATATTCTTAAAGACTCCTGCTATGCCAACTATAAATGGTTGGGCAAAAGACTTTGCAAAAAAAATTGGCGCAAAATATTTACCATTTGGTCTTAAGCACGAACAAGTTGTAGCAGGCGGTGTAAAGATATTTCATGAAGCATTTAAAGATAAAAAGATAGATGAATTGTGGAGCGTATTCTCAACAGGAGTATTATCTAGAACACTTCAAATAGCACTTCCAGATACTAAGTTTAATGCAGTAGCAGTCGCAAGAAATGTACAACCAGGTGAATTAGGTAGGGCTAAATTTTATGCATATCATAAAGAGTTTCTTAAAGATTGTGATATTGATACTCCATTTGATTGTATCAAAACCTACGATGCAAAAGGTTGGGACTACATGAAACGTTATGGTCACTCTGGAAATTGGTTCTGGAATGTTGCTAGAAATATGCCAAAGCCTACAATCAAGCCAAGTGATATAGACTCTCAAAGAGAGTGGGGAGATAAGTCTGATATTATTAAGTACTTAGGAGAATAGTTTTACCATTTATTAATTCTGTTTTATATTTATTCCATGAATATACTAGAACAAGCAAACGAGATCATCTATAAGAGATCTGAAGAAAAAGCCCGTCAATATGGGCCAATGCAAGAAGGTATGCAAGAAGCAGCTAAAATTGCATCATTATTAAGTCGTAAAGAACTAACTGCAGTCGATATGTATAACGCAATGATTGCATTAAAGTTATCAAGACAAGCTTACAACCACAAAGAAGACAATTTATTAGATTGTGTTGCGTATATTGCTTCACTAAATGATTATCAAAACAATGTTCAAAATGAAGATACAAAAGTTACGAAATGTAAAGACCCCAAATAGGGGCACAGAAGCATCAGCAGGAATTGATTTTTATGTACCTGAGGATTTTGAAACCGCAGTACTAAAACCAGGTGAATCAGTATTGATCCCATCAGGTGTTAGAGTGCAAGTTCCAAGAGGCTATGCTCTAGTAGCATTTAATAAATCAGGTGTAGCTGTTAAGCAAGGACTATCAGTAGGCGCTTGCGTAGTAGATGAAGATTATGAAGGAGAAGTGCATCTCCATATGATCAATACATCTGATAAAGATCAAACTATTGTTACAGGACAAAAATTAGTTCAGTTCGTTTTAATTCCAGTTGGTTACCTAGATATATTAGAAGTTGATGAATTACCAAACAGAAACACACAAAGAGGTTCAGGTGGATTCGGTTCTACAGGACTTTAAGCAAAAAATACTAGACAGAGTATTTATTAACATAGCTAAGGAAACTTCTACTCTGTCACACTGCGTTCGATCAAAAGTCGGCGCAGTTTTAGTTAAAGATGGCAATATAATATCATTTGGATATAATGGTACTCCTGCGGGTATGGACAATACTTGTGAGAAAGATGATGTCACTCTGCCCCATGTTATCCATGCAGAAGTTAATGCCATTCTTAAAGCAGCAAAAACAGGCAACTCTGTAGATGGTTCCACTTTGTACTTAACACTTAGTCCTTGTTTAGACTGCTCTAAACTTATTTTGCAATCAGGAATAAAAAAAGTTATATATTTGAATGTATATCGAAATACTCAAGGCATAGACTTTTTATCACAATTTATACAAGTAGAACAATATGGACAATAAAATTTATTCGACCCCTACTAGTGCATTTGAAAACTTATTTCATTATATTGTAGATACAGGTGAAGACTTTGCTAATACTAAAGCTAAGTTCAATGTTTCTTTTACAATCGATAATCCAGCAGATAAAGTAATTACAACTCCTAGACGTAAGTTTAACCAAGATTATGCAGAATATGAATGGGAATGGTATGTTAAAGGAGATAGAGATGCTAAACAAATTGCAGAACGCGCTAAGATATGGAATCAAATGATGATACCATATACTACAGAAGTAAACTCTAACTACGGGTACTTCTGGAATTATAATGAACAACTTAACAAAGTTATTAGCGAACTAAAAAGAAATAAAGAAACACGTCGAGCAATTGTTGTACATTACATTCTACACGAAATAGATAGATACAAATATGATACACCTTGTAATGACGTACTTAATTTCTATATCAAAAACGATAAACTACATCTCACAGTCTTTGCTAGATCCATTGATCTTGTGTTTGGTTTCTGTAACGACCAATACACATTTGCTAAACTAATGGAATATGTATCTCTTAAAACAGGATACGAAATAGGTCAGATGCATTGGTTCATTACAAATCTACATGTTTATCCTAGGCATTACGATATGTTCAACTAAACAAAAAAATAAAGGTTATGATATTCGAAACTAGAATGGCGAGAGAGCATATTGAAGAAAGGCTTTCTCAACTATCAAGAAAAACTTACAATCAATTTGTTTGGTGGAGACGCTACCAACAAAGGCAAACTCTGCACCCTTATCGCACTCTTTATGAGAAGATACTTAATGGTGATTATGAAACATCTGACTACTATTATCAGGCAGAACATGAGAACTATCTACTTGAAGATGCAACTCAGCACCTAAAGACTTATGAAGAAAAGTTAGATAAGATCAGTTTATTTAGAGCCAGATACAAAAAGCTTCATGAAGACTTCTTAAAAGAAGAAACAGAAATAGTTAAAAACATGAAGAAAGACTTTAAGAAAGAATTTAGAGTATCTGAAGAAGAACTAGACTCTATCATGGAATCTTTTGATGGTACAACATTAGAGCTCTATGAATACATGAAAGAGTTAAAGGGAATGGTTACTCAAAACCTTAAGCCTATGCCAAAAGTAACTCTTTAAAAATATTTTTTTCTTTAATTTTATTGTTATATATTTATCAAAAGAAAGGTTATGAATGTACAATTTGGAAATTCCTTTATTAAAAGTCTGAAGAGGTTAGATTGGGAAACAAGCTTTATTTATAAGGCTTATGATACTGTAGTGAAGCAACTTCCTGAATTCTTTAAGAATGTATGGAGGTTTCGCCGTGAGTTGTGGTCTCATAGATGGTGGGATCATAGCTTTACTCTAATGATGTTGAGAAAGTCTATAGAAATACAGGCTAATGGAATGCAAACAAAAGGTTATGAAGTTAAAGAGTCCAGTGATAAGAAGATAGTAAAAATGAGGAGACTCTGTCAAATTATTGATAATATAGTTGATTCAAACTATATCATGATGGCAGAAGAAATTCACGGACAAATTAATTATAAACCACTCAGATTTATAGAAACAGGAAATGAAGACTTTTATATACTAGCTGATGATGACACTCCTGAAGAGAAAGATCATCAAAGAAAAGTATATAAAGAAGCGCATAGGCTAGAACAAAAAGAGTGGAAAGAGTTTTGTGAGATCATCCATGGAAAGAAGTATAAGGAATACAAAGATTGGGATGGATCAGATCTTAGAACCTGGTGGGACTAAAATAATATACTATGTTTATAATTTACGCAATCGCTTTTACCCTACTAGCAGCACTTGTATGGCTGTGGGTAGGAGGTATTGACTATATGAAGAAAAATCACCCTGATTATAAAGGAGAGGACTTTTTAGATGAAAGAGAAGCAGTAAACAGAGTAGCAGGCAGAGAAATGCCTGATGAAAATATCTACGACGAAATATATTAAGCTACAACAATAATTAGTTATATGACCTACGAAGAAAGACGGGACTTATTACTTAAAACAATGATAAAGCAAACAGATCATTGGCTTAAAGAAGATCAATATGCAGACTGGGAAAAGAAG